GGACCAGCTAGGGACTGTCGGACGCTCCAGGAGCCGTCGTGCTTGGCAGGGCCCCACTCCGTGCCCTCGGGGACGCTCGCGATACCGACCCAGCGCGCCCCCGGCGGGAAGATGCTGGCCGGCGGGGCAATCGACGTCAGGATGCTCGCTCCAACGCGAACCCAGAAGGCGTCGTCGTGCAGTGTCGGAACCTCGCCCAGGCCTTCTAGGGCCTGGGGAAGCTCTCCGCTGAACTCCTCCCACTGACTATCGACTTCCATCGTCATCGCCTTCCTGAAAGAAGATACGCCACTCCGGCTCCGGCAGCTACAGCGCCAAGAACCATCAGCCCCACCGAGAGAGTGCGCGGGGCGGCCTGCGCAACGGCCAGTTGAACGGATAGATCACCGGCGGCTGCCTGTGCAGTGGAGAGCGCAGCAGCGGTGGGTGGCGTGCTGGTCGTCAGTGTCTGGAGAAAGGACTGGATGGTCAGCAAATCTTCATTGGCCCCGCCAAGCACCCTTCCGACGAGCCTGGGCGCCAGTGGGGCGCCCGAGTAACCCGGTGTCGCGCTGACGATGGCCCGTGCGGCAGCTTCACAAGGGCTGCAAGGCTTTTTCTTGAGTGGCTTGCCGTCAGGCCCTAAGGCTTCGGGCGAAGCCACAGCTGCTGCAACGCCCGTCTTGTGGCAATTGCAACTCATGGCAGCGCCTTCCTCGGCGAGGATCCCATGTCGTAGGCATCGGCAGCAACTTCATCTTCAAAAAGGATGCTTCCGTAGATGCGCCAGAACTGCGGGCCCGTAACAGGAACGTCGCCGCCACCGAAGGTGTACTTGTAGATGAAGTCCTCTTCTGGAGGGCCACCCATCGCGCTGCCGTCGGTTGCGACTGCCCCACCGAAGATGATGCCCGGCCGCGTCGCGGGGTTGGTCTGCAGGATCGACGCGTAAAGGGAAATGCGCCAGTTGCCGTTCACCTCATGGTTGAGGGAGTTCCACGCCTCGTCGTTGTCCCACGGGTAGCGAATGTCACGGAGGACCTTCAGACCGGCGATGGGCTGCCAGTCGATCGGGAAGGTCGGCGGCGCGTACGCGGTCAGGTTGAGCGGGTAATTGATAGGGCTTCCAGTGGCCGGATCGACGAGCGCACTCGCGAAGGTCTCGTAGAGAAACGCGGGCGTGTCGCTCGTCTCGTAGGCCCAGGAGTCGGTTTGCGTCAGCGGCTTCTGGACCGTGCGGCGGATCATCGGCTCGGCGACGAGATGCCAAGAGACGTTGCCGCCGTCGGAGAATCGAAAGGTCGGCGTCGTCACGAGCATGCTCACCGGTCGCTCGGTCGTGATGCCGAGCTGACTCGAGAGGTCCATGCCGATCTCAAGGCCCTGGCGGATGCCGCACACCTTGGTGCGCCCGTTCTGGATTGTCCGGGTGCTCAGCAGCACGAGGTATCGCGTCTGCGCCGTATTGACGAAGCGCGGGATGCGCAGGCCCGTCCAAACTGGGGTTCCTCGAGTCGCAAAGGGGTCCGACGACAAGCCCTCGAGAGCTTCGTCCGCACCGCTCGTTGCTACTTCGAACCTCTTGACCGGCAAGTGAGAGCTCCCATCGGACGCGTATCAGGTGAAGGAAATCGTCGTCGTCTGTGCGGCGCCGGTGGAGTCGGTCCAGGCGGCCACGACGCTGGCGCCGGAGTTGCTCGCAACGCTCACGGTTCCGGTGGCCGATGCGGGGACCACCACACTGCTGGAGCCTCCGGAGGCGCTCGTCTGATAGCCAACCGACACCCACGCCTGCGCATTGGCCGGCAAGTGGAGCGTCGAGGTGGCGCCCGGGGACTTCACCGTGATGGTACCAGGCACCAACGTGATGTTGCCAGCGGCGTTGGCTTCATACCACCAGATGCCGCCGCCCACGGCCACTGCCGCGGCCCCGAGGATCCACCAGTGCGCGTTCTTGCCTTTCGTCATCTTCAACTTTCAGGTGAAGGAGATGATCGACGTTTGAACGGCGCCCGTGCTGTCGGTCCAGACGATCGTGAGGATGGCCCCTTTTTGGACGCCCACGGTCAGATTGGAAGTCGGAGAGGCCGGGACGGCCGGCTGGGTGGCGGTGGCGCCCGCGATGCTCACGAGCGTCGCACTGGTCCAGCTCCGCGCGCCGCTCGGCAAAGCCAGCGTGACGCTCCCAGAGCTGGGCGTCGCCATGCTGATGGCGCCCGGGTTGATCGTCGTGGCCGCGTAGAAAGCCTCGTAGGCCCAGATCCCGACGCCCGCAGCGGCCACGACGCCGATACCGACGAGCCAGATGGCCGCTTCGTTCTTCTTCATGGGATTGCTCAGCGGGTTGCGGCGTCGGCGTTTTCCGGAAGAGCGCTTGCGGCGGTCGATCTCACGCTTGATGGCTGGTTTTGTCTTTCGTGCGACGCCCTGGCCGATGCGCGCGTAGTACCAACCGGTTGACAGGTGATCGACCTGAACCCCTCGGTAGGTGAAGTCGTTGTAGCGCGTGAGATCAGCCATGACAGATCAAGCGACAGTGGAGACCGAGACGGCGATCTGCGTGTTCTGCGCAGTGCCCGTCGAGTCGACCCAGTTGCACTGGATGGTGCCGCCGACCGCCGAGGGGAAGTTCACGTTCCAGGTTTGACTTCCCGTGGGCTGGCCGGTGCCGGCGCCCGTGACGGCGGGCAGCGAGCTGGAGGTGCTCCAGGTGGCGCCTGTGGGAAGCACCAGGCTGACGGTCCCGCCAGGGGCCACTGCGATGGCGGTCGAGCCGGGCTGCAGGTTGACCGTCACGGTCGCCGCGGCAGCCGGCAGCGCGGCCGGTGCGGCATTCGCGTAGCCCTGGTAGATGAGCAAGCCGACGATGCCCACGGCTACGCCGCCTGCGATAGGAAGCCAATTGGGTTTCACGGCGCTCTCCTGGGTTCTCTTTTGAAGTTGGAAATCAGCGGCCGACCGGCGCGGTCTGCGCGAGGTTGAGAGCCGCGGTCATCTCGGCATCGTTCGCGTAGATCTTGAAGAGCTGCGTGAAGGCCTGGCCGTTGCTCATCGAGACGAACTCGTCGGTCCCGTAGGGCTGCCAGAGGCGGTAGGAGGCGATGATGGTCGCCGGGAGACTCGGGAGCGGGATCTCGGCCTGGAAGGCCATGTTGATCCCCTGCGTGTAGGTGAGGATCCACCCCATCGGCCACGCCTGGTTGGAAACGATGTCCATCAGCGTTCGGAGCGGCGTGAAGAACGGCGCGACGGCGTAGCGGGGAGCTCCATCGACGTTGATCGTCGCGGAGATGCCGCTCTGCATCTGAAAGTAGTAGTCGCTCTCGTTCTTGAAGATCGAGCCGGGGAAGCTGTTGGGCTGATCGATCTCGAAGACGAGTCGATCGCAGACGGAGATCTGCGTGATGCGCCCCTGACCGTTCTCGAGGCCCTGGGTCGGCAGGACAGTCGTGTCCGCGGAGGTGAACGTGCTCCTCACCGAGAGGACGAACGGCGCGAACGGCACTCTCCAGGCCCTTGCCAGCGCGAGCAGCGGAGAGTATTGCGCCACCTCTTGGATGGGCGACGACATCCAGCGCGGGGTGCCCCCGCCCCCGCCGCATTCGCATCCTCCAAGGCGTTTCATCGTCACGGCAACCTCACCGAGCGTTTCAGGGGAAGAGAAAGAGGGGCCCCCTCTCGAGTGTCTTTGGAGGGAGCCCCGCTTCTATCAGGTGCCGCCGCCCGACATCTGCACGCCGCACTCGTTCATGAGCGCCGTGCTGAGGTCGACGCCCTGCAGCGCGTCCGCTTGGTCGTCGGTGAGCTCGAAGCCCTTGACGGCCTGGCAGATCTTGAACGGACCGAACTTGAAGTACATCCGCTGGCTGAGGATGGTCTCGGAGACCACCGTGTTGTCGAGCTGCAGTTCGTTGGCGCCCGTACCTGCGCCCGCCGCCCAGAGCTGCGAGTCGGTGAACTGCGCCGGGATGGCGCCGCCCAGGTCGTACGTCGCCGAGAACCAGGCCTGCATCATGGCCTGCTCGTCGGTGTTGGAGACCTCCGCGTAGAGGCCGATCGGGACGCCCGGCTTCATGAGGTACGGGACGGTCATCTTGCGGAAGTCGCCGTTGCCCTTGAGGTACGCCCGGAGGCCGGCGCCGCCGAAGGTCGCAGGCACCAGGTCGTTGCGGTACGGCCGGAAGGACGAAGACCCGGCAGGGCCAGGCGCCGTTGCGCCGATGCCGCCGACCCGGATACGGTCCATCGTGAGGAAGCCGTAGGGGCTCCCCAGGACGCCCTGGTAGTACTGATTGCCCTGGTTGATGTCGTAGCCCGTCGCGACCATCGAATTGCTGGCCGAGCCGTCCTGCGCGTTGCTCGGCATGTAGGCCGTGTACCGGAGGCTGTCATCGACAATGTTCGTCCGGCTGCCCATCTGCCAGCGCAGGTTGTACGCACGGACCATGTGGTAGAAGGCGCGCTCCTGCCACTGGCCGAACTCGACGATCGCGGGGAGCAGCCCCGAGGTCGCGGTGTCCGCCGCCGTGAAGACGTCAGGGGAGAACGGCTTGGTGGCCGCGGTCTCGGGGAACTGCGCGGCGTTGCCGGTGACCGACCAGACCCAGGGGATCGGCTCTACCTGGAAGCCGATCGCGCAGATGAGCGCGAAGGTTTGGAACTTCCCGGGCTCGACGAAGGTGCTGTCGACGCTCTCGGCGCCGGCCGGCGGGTTCATGATGTTGCACCCGAACGGGTCGATCTTGGCGCCGAAGCTTCCCTGGACGTCCGCGGGAGAGAGCGGCCCGTCGTAGTGGATGCGTACGCTCTCGATGGTCGGCAGGTTGTACGTCGGCGACGCGAGCTGCTGGGTGAGCCGGCCAACGAAGCGCTTGATGTCTTCCTTGCGCTGCTCGCCCTGAAGGCCTCGTCCAGCGACCCATCCGAGGCCTGCCTTGCGGGTGGCCACGTTGCGGTCGATGTGAACTTCCTTGAACTGCGGAACGCGCTTCGCGATATTTCGTGCCATTTGGGTGCTCTCTTTTTTCAGTCGACCGGGTAGTCCAATGACGATTTGCCCGGCGGTTGATCTTCAAAAACTCGGGAGGTCAGTCGTCGGTGGACGCCCAGGGGTTGAACAGCGGGCGCGTGTACGGCTCGCTGTTGATCGAGGGCTGCTGCGGCGCCCCGGCGACGCCCTGCTGTGGCTGCGCCTGGAAGCCGCTCTGCGGATGCTGCTGCAGAGGAGTGACCGTCCGCTGGGGCTGCGGGGGCTGGTTGAACGGCTGCTGCGCGTTCGGCGGCGCCGGGGGGCGATGCTGGACGATCGGAGCGGCCTTGGGCGACGGACCCGCGAAGCCGTAGGGCGGCGCGGCGCCAAGCGCGGGACGCCGCGGGATGCCGAGGAAGGTGCCGGGGGCACCCTGCGGAAGCGCCGTGGTGGCGGCGCTGGTGAGCTTCGCCTGCGCGGCCATTTCCGGCGCGTAGAGGCGCATGCCAAACGCCGTGGTGTTGAGCGCGTAGCTCATTCCGTCGTCGGCCGTCTTGCCGAGGACTCTCGCGAGAGCGCCGAAGCTCATGAGTTGGAAGAAGCTCTTGGGCCCCTTGCTCTTCACGAAGGCCGAGACGCCGAGGGGCGCGGCGAAGGCCAGCGCGTTGAACGCGATGCGCATGCCCGATGACCAGATGGGTGTCTGCGGCGACTCGCTGTCGTAGATCTGGCCGACAGCCGGGGCGTCGATGAAGCCGCCCTGCGTCGTGCTCGGCGTGAGGGCATGGGTTGCGCCCATGCGGTCCGCACCGCTCGCGACGAGGTAGCCGATGGTGACAGCGAAGAGGCCCGAGAAGAAGTCCAAGCCGCCCTCGAGAGGGATGGGGTTCTTGATGCGGATCGGATTCGAACGACGACGGCGACGTCGACGTACGGGGTTCGCGGCGCGCGCGATGGGGTTCTTCCTACGACGACGCGACTTCTTGCGGCGACGACGCGACTCGGCGGCGAGCTGCCTCTCCGGCCCGGTGTAGCCGCTCGCAGCCTTGCGGCGCTTGGCGAGGTTGCGCTTTCGCGTACGGGCGGCCTTCTTCCCCGCGAGGCTCCGCTTGGTCGACTTGCGACCGCCACCCTTGCGACTCTTTGCTTGTTTGCTGCTCTTGCGTCCCTTGCGAGCTGCAGCCGATCGGGCGAGCTTGTTGGCCTTGCGCGTACGGGCCGCCTTCTTCGCGGCGAGGCTGCGCTTGCGACTCTTGGTCTTCGCCTTCTTGGCGTGGTAGCTGCGCACCCGGTGGGTGAGTGTCCGGCCACGCCGCTTGGCGACGCGCTTGACCTTCAGCTTGCTGCCCGTCACGAGCAGGCGCTTCTTCTTGCCGACGCGGATCTTGCGCGCCTTGACGTTTTTGCCCTTGATGACGAGCGGGTTTCTTCGCCCTCGCTTGCTGCGGCGCGATTCCCGCGCAGACCGCCTGTTGGCGGCGATCATCTTTCGGGTTGCTGCCTTCTGGGCTGCCGTTCGTCTTTTCTTCACGACGTTCTCCTCGCGGGGCGACCGGAGCGGAGTTCGTCGTTGCGTAGAGGTTTCGGAGTGACGCGCTTGAGCCAGTTGACTACGCGATTTCTTGGCCGTCAAGCGGCTTGCACGCCTTTTGCGTTTGCGCTTGGCTGCAGCGGTAGTAGGCGCTCTCCCGATTTGCTCATCGTAGACGGTCAAATAGTCGACCATCTCAGCAATCTACCGGCTTTTCGAGCGCTCGGCTTCTCTCTTGGCTATCTCGTCGTCGGACAGGTGTGCCCAATGCCAGCAACCCCGCCCGCAGACGTGGCCGTGCAGTGCTTCGATTGGATCTGCACCATCAGCGACGTTCTTGACGTACGTACGGATCTCGTCGAACAGCTCGCCGAGCGATCGCTTTTTATTGGTTTTTTTCAACAAAACCTCTCCAGTTCAACTTCGTAGCCCCCCGCAGAGCCAGACAATAAACCCTGCCTCGTCGAAGCAAAATCGGCTTCGGGTCCACAAACTTGTGGGTGTACGCCGCAGCGTGCTCGCCCACGCGGTCGTACTCGATCTTCGAAACGGTACCGAGATCATCCCAACTTGAAGTTCGAATAAGCACCCCACGGGCCCCTGGAATGTCGATGGTTCCCTCCAGAGGTTGATACTTGGGGCCAAACCACTTCGTCTTCCGTAGAGGTGTCTTCCCTTTTGAAATTGAAGTTATCAAACACCGCTTCGCCGGGAAGTCTCGCCCGCTCTCGTCATGCAGCAGAAAGCCAGCAGGGCTGACCTTTCGGCCGCCTTCGAGGTAGAGATGGACGCGAGAGCCCTTGGCGATGAGCATCAGACGCGCTTGGGCGGCAGCGCAGGTCCCGCCGGGAGACTCTTCTTCTTGAGGATCGGCGGCAGACCCGCCACCTTCTGCACCGTCGGGCTCTGCACCACCGACACGACAGCGCTGATGCCGATGATGGCGAGGAAAAAGGTCATCCACGGGTGCTGCGTTGTGAAGTTTCCGGACGCCATGGCGTCATCCTTTCGGGGGGGCTTTGAAGAGTCGAACGGTCGAAGAGACCTGAGCCGTCACGTACGCCACCCCGAGAACCCCGACAATGACGGCGGCGTACTTCAGCGGCGTTGCCAGATCTTGATGATCGCGCTCTCGCGGATCGAGCATCGGGACTGTCAGAGAACATTTCGCGCTCAGTTGCTGCTGCCACGCGTACAGCTCGCGCTGCAGGGCTTGCCCTTGATCGGCTTGGGTGCCGGTGTTGAGCCAAGCGGCAGGCTGCGTCGTGAAGGCCTTGGTGCTCGTGTAGAAGACGGTCCAGGACGCTTTTGTGGCAGCGTCCAGGCCCGTACAAGCTGTGACGCTGTTGTTGGTTCCCTCGAGATCGGCGTCGAGCTGGTTTTGCAGGGCGACGATGTCGCTGTGCCACCAGAAGGTACCGATGGCGCTCATCGACGCCTCCGAGGAGCTCGCGAGGCAGCGAATGCGTAGCCGACGCCTCCGAGGAGGCCGATCCCCAGGACGACGGCGAGTGTGTGCCCTGCGCCTTGCGCCCTCGGCGGAGTCGACCCCTGAAGCGCTGCGGTTGTGCCGTCGTTGATGGCCTGCTGCCAGAGGGCGACCATGTTGGTGATGTACGTCTTCGCCGTCGCGAGCGAGGTGGCGTCCGTTGCGGTGATTGCCTGAAGGTCCCCGTTGGACACCCAGGCCTGGTGCGTGAGCGGCTGGGTGACCCACGAAGCGCCGGCCAGGTCGATCTCAGGCCCCACGGAGGTGGCGCCTGCCTGACCCGCTGCTTTGTAGCTCGAGAGAGCCTGCGTCGGATTCGCCGGTGAGGCATTCGCGTAGGTGTCGCCAGCAGCGACCACGGCGATGACCTGGTTTTGAAGATCGGTCGATGCTTGCTCGAAAGGCGCAACGAACAGCGGGGTCGATGCGGCAACCGCAATGGCTCTGGGCGGCAACCGGCCGATAGAAACCCGCGGAAGGCCCGCCAAACGCCTTGGAACACGGCCCACGGCGACGAACTCTACCTCCCGCGCACCGGCCATCGCAAGGTTGTCGCTGTCAAACGGGTCAACCCTGTAGTCACTCTCACACTCAGGAGCCCATCCAACAGGGTTGTTTTCGAAGTTGTAGTTTGAAAAGTCCGCTGCGAGCCAAGAGCCGTCGTCATCTTGAAACTCGAGCAACACATGATCTGTATTGGTATTGAAATGCTGGATGAGCAGGCGGACAGGAATGCCGTACGCAGTCGCCAACCATCCGAGGACGGTCGCGCCACCATCGCAATCCTCGACAGGAATGCAGGCTGCAGCACCGGGAACACAGAGGGTAACCGTCGGGTTTTGGACGGTCTCCGTCATGTGCGCGTCCGGCCGATAGCGGATGTTCTCCCGGACGTAGTCGAGGAAGGCCTGCATGATCTGCCGATGGGTCGGCATCGAATTGACGGCCATTCCGGCTTGTCGGACGATTCCCTCAGCGAACTGCCTCGCGAGCGCGTTCGATCGGCCTTCGTGGATGAAGGACACCATCTTCGCGATCGTCGTGTCGACGCCCGCTTGCCCTGACGGATACTCCGTCGCGACAACGGCGAGGCCGGAGATTGAGGGCATCGCCATCTCCCAGTCAGGCTACCTGAAGCTTGTCAAGCGGTCATCTCCCCTCTACTGTTGAGAAATGAACAGTGTTGGAGTGTTCGGTGCCGTGGCGCTCCTCGCTGGGGTTGGCGCTGTAGCTGGGGCCCTCACGCTGGGCAAAAACAAGGGCCGCGGACGCGCCAAGGGGCAGATGCCCTACGCTGCCATCGGATCTGGCCTGCTGGCCACGGGGACTGCGGCGGTGCTCTACAACGCACCTACTTGCCCGCCCTGTGCTGCTGGCACTCAGCCCAGTGCACCGATCCCTTCGACCGGTCTCACGTTGGGAGGCTACACCGCGGCGGTCGGCTTCGCAGCCATCGTCGGCGGGGTGGCCGGCGCGATGGCGGTCGGCAAGCAGAAGCCCTCCAAGCTGCTCGGCCAGCAGCCCTACGCCCCCATCGGTGCCGCACTCGCCGCTGCAGGCATCGCCGCCGTGTTCAACCCCACGCCGCCGACCTGCCCACCCTGTACGGCCATCCCTGGGACCACCGGATTTACAACGCCGACGACCCCTGGGACCTCAACGAATCCGTCCAACTTGACGTAGAGTTCAAACGGGCGGCGCCGCCGGGTAGTACTTGAGCGGGTAGGTCACCAGTGTCTGCTCGTCGCCGCTGGAGTCTGACCACACGCACCAGATCTCGTTGCTGCCGCTCAGCGATACAACAGGGATCGCGATCGGACTCGTCGTATCGCCCGCCAAGTTGACGGTACCGATCTGCCCCGACACATTGGTTTTTGCAGTGGAATTGAGCGCGTTGACAGCCACCCAAGCAGCGCCAGTAGGGAGCACGAGAATGTTGTAAGCCCCGAGCACGGGGGTGATTGGCAGAGTGGCTCCAGCAGCCATGACTGTGACGGTTCCAGGCAACGAGAAGACGGGAATCGTGTTGAAGACGTTGGTCAGCGCTTGGGTGAGCGACTGAGGACGTTGCACACCGAACAGAATCGGCGGCCCAGCAGGCTTGGCTGGCGGCCTGTAGGGAGCCGACTGTTGCTGCGTCGAGAGGGCGTACGCAGCAACACCGACGGCTCCAACGCCGAGGACTCCGGTTGCGATCATCCAGGGAGGGATTGCCATGATGACTCTCTCTTCAACTTCAAGTGGCGTTGGCGTGGACACCCTGCGCAGTCAAGCCCTGCTGCGCCAGCGGGGAAAGCTGGGCCCACGTGGCGGCGGGAACTCCAGAGGCTTGCCATGCAGCGACCGTGGTGCCATTGAGAGCCGCAGCGATCGCAGCCGCTTCGGTGGCTGTCTCTGTCACAGTTCCTCCGCCCGGAAGGGTCACCGTTGTGCCACCCCCTGCGGCGGCAGCAGGTGCGGCGGCCTGGCTCTTCTCGTAGAAGTAGATGCCCACGCCTGCGAGCACGACGGTCCCCAGTCCGATCGTCCAGGCGAGGGCCGCGTTGTCATCTTTGCGAGCCATGAGCCCATCCTACCTTTTTCAGCGCAAATGGCCTACTACGGCCTTGACGCCAGATTTTCCCAGGGAAATTGTGCGGAAAGAACCCTTTTTGAAGTCGAACGGCGGGCGTTGCCGGACGCGGATGTTGTTTGCGGTGATGTCCGTCTTGCGGGCGGAGTAGCCGTGCGCACGAGCCCATGCCTTGGCGCGGCTCTCTGAGTAGCGAGGGCGAGGAAAGAGGAGCGTCTGCACTGTGGTCGGCCCTCTACCAACCTCCAAAGCCACGCTCGGAAGGGGGTTGATCGTCCGCACACCGAACCCAGCGACCCCCTTCAACGCAGCGAGAAAGCTTTGATGGGTCGCCAGGGCCCATGCGCCAACGCCGAGTGCGGCAGATCCAACGACGATCGCCGAACCGACGAGGATGCTCATCCCTAGCGACGTACCATTTGAAGTTGAAGTTACTACGGGTACGTCAAAGGTCAGGGCAGGCCCCGTATTGATCAAAAACGTGCCGTTGCTGATGTAGTTAGCAGCCGCCAGATCGCTCGGTGCGTTGGATATAGCCTCAGCTACAAGGCTGGCTTCGTAGAAATTCTCTCCGATGATAGGCCCGAGCGGACTATCACTGTGCGCAGACAGTGCAAATGTTGAACTTCCGGAGTGCGACTTGTTCCACACGCGAATGCAATGTTGCAAAACGACCGCATCATCTTGAGCCTTCTGGCCGTTGAGTGTGAACTCTTTGTTGGCCTTCCAGGCTGCAACGAATGCAGCATGAAACGGCAGCAACTCCAACGGGACACTCAAAGTGGCGGTGAGCTGACCGTACTCTGGAAAGAGTATCTCGATCGGCATTGTGAAGTTGGGGTTGCCGGTTTGAACTCCAAGGTATTCCTGCGACGAGGCGCTCGTGATCGCGAGGGTGTTTATCTGCCCTGTGTAGCCATCCTTCAGGTAGGCCGTTCCGGTGGGCGAGAACCACTCTGGATTGGCTGCTGGTGTAGGAAAGCTACGCCATCCATTGGCGCCAGGTGAGTAGGCGGCACCCCACACGCAGGTGCAGTTGATGACCCAATCAGGGGCAGGATTGCAACGGATCCCCGGGCACACCGAAACGCCCGGAGCCGATCCCAAAAAGTTTGAAAGCACATCGGCAGCGATGCCTACGGCAGCAACGATGACCGCACCGATGCCGGCCGAGACAGCTCCTGCAGCTACCGCGATGCCAACCATGGCACCGGTGAACATGTTGACCGCACTCAATGCCCCAGCGGGGGTTTGGATCTGCTTGAAGTCCGAAACTAGCCCTTGAACTGTTGAGACAGCACCAGCGATGGTGCTCGCTGCATAGGTGTACTGCTGCGCGCCGGTGAGCGCGCTGTCGGCATCCATGCCGAATGTCGTAGAAAGGCTGTTCCACGAGCTCGTGAAGGTGTTTTGCGCCGCAACGATGGTGGGTTGATCGGCACCTTCACGCTGCAGTTGATTGGAGATCGTCCCCCATGCCGACGACCCCTGAGGTCCCAGTGAAGAAATTAGGTCGTCGAAGGCAGCCACTGCTCCACGGTAGCGTTAGAAGCCCTCTTGACACAACTCCGAGGCTGGCCCGTCAGCCGATGCTAGGCCGAAAGCCGGGCGCGGCGCCATTGGCCTGCGGATGCTCCACGACAGGATTTCCCTGCGGAAGGGGATGGCTCCGCGCCGCCTGCGCCTGGGGCCCACCCATCTGCGTGAAGGCCGAAACGAGCTTGCCGAAGCTGCTCTGATCGAGCATCGCAGCGCCTTTTTCGAGGAGCTTGCCGGCGATCTTCGGGTTGCCTAGCGCCACGCGCGCAAGCCACTGCCAGGTGGTCTCGCCCTCGGCCTGCTTGCCGAACATGATCGGGTCGCCTTCGAAGCGGGCGAACTGCTCGTTGATGGGGGTGAGCTTCCGATCGTCGTCTTCGTCATCCTCGCGAAGGGCGGTGGCGACAGGTGGAGGCGGCGGAGGATCAGGCTCGGGTTCCTCCTCGGGGGCAAACATCTCGCGCATGTCCGCCTCCATTTTTTTGAACTCGCGCATCTGCTGGAAGAACTCCTTGGCGGCGTTCATCGGCGCGGTGACTGCGGTGGCTACTACGGGGGTCGTCAGCGGCGGCGCAACGGGCGCAGCCGGCGGAGCGCCTGGTTGCGGTACCAACCCAAGGGCCCGCAATGTGTCGACCACCGTTTTCGTCACGCGCTCTTCGAGGTTGTCGGGCGCCTGCGCGACGATCGGCTGCATCGTCCGTGGGTCGAACGGCAAGGGAGGCGGCGCTTGTCCGAGGCGTGCGGCTTCACGCCGTTCGCGCTCGTACATCCCGAAGAGCCGATCGAACATCTGCGCGGCGAAGGGGTCCATCCCCGAAGGCGCTGCTGCAGCGGGCGTAGGAGGCATCTGCGGAGCTGCCCCCATGGGAATCTGCTGCTCTCCCCACGGCCTCGCGTAACTCTGTCTGGGCATTGGCCCAAAGTCGTTCTCCCGCTCCTTATCCCGTGCGAGCTGCGCTACGGCTTCCCAACGCTTGCGAATGTCCACCGCGCTCGGGAGAGTCACCTCGGCGCGGCCCATGATGGCGTCACCTCCACGCGAGACGCCACGAAGGCGGAAGATGAGCCGATACATCGCGGGCCCGGTTCCGAGTGGAACGTGGATCGCTCGCTCGAGGTAGTCTTGCAGATCTTCACCGGGCGTGCGATTGCGCGTCCCGCCCACAGCTTCGCCTGGGATAGAGTTCAACTTCTTCGGCGGCTCGCGCGTCGCACCAAGCGTGACTTGGTTGATCCCGATGGTGATCATCTCCGGACCGCCCATGCCGCGATCTTGAAGTTGCTGAAGGATGTTCTCCCAGATGCCTTCCATGTCCATGGGGCGCTTGACGATGGGTGGAGGTGCGCTCGCACTGGCCATCGTTGGGGCTGCGATGGGTTCTGGGGGCTTGCGCGTGTGGCTGCCCTTGGGGCGCCCGCGACGCTTTGGATGTTGAAGTTCGCGGCGTACTTCATCGACTGCGGCTTGCTTCTCCGGGTCGATGAAGCCATCGTCATCGTCGGTCGCCTGCGGAGGATCGCCTTCGTCTTCATCATCGGCCAGTGCGGCGGCCAGCTCCGGATCGAGTTCGTTCGGCGAGGTCATGATGCGTCTCCTTTTGAAGTTTGACCGTCGAGCCGGTCGAGAATGAGATCTGCCAGCTCCGGCTCCTGCGGAGCGAACTGGGCGCACAGAAGCACGACGTGCTCTTCGTACTCGTCGGGCGCGAGGCCCATCCCCTGGAGGGACGCACGTAGGTAGCCGGTCATGACGGCGGCTGCGGCCACACGATTGCCGCGCGTGAACGTCGCTAGCTCCGCGAAGGCTTCGGAAGCGCGCTGGGCGATGCGAGCTCCTTCGCGCTCGAGGTGGAGCAACTCTTCGTCAGTCACAGCTTCCTCGGATGCTCAGCGAGATCGATCTCCTGACCTGCAAGATCGTGCGTGCAATCACTCTGGTAGTGCAACTTCCCGGCTGTGAGAACGAGATGGCAGCAGCGTTGCTTCGGATCGATATGGTCTGGTGCCGTGTTACGCAGAGACGGTGAGAACGTCGGCGCTTCTCGATCGCCATTGAACTCCCACGTCATTGAGCCGGTAACGAAGAACACATGGTCATGATCACAACCAGGGCAATAGAACGCGTACCCCGCGATGCCCCCAGCGTAATTCTTGACCGATCTCAACTTCATGTTGAAAACTAGGCGATGACAGGGTCTTCGGCGTACACTGGCGTCGTCAGCGCGGCGCGGAAGATCGCGGTCATCCAAGAGCGGACGTGGGCCTTCTGCGTGTCGGCGAAGGTGTCTGGGCAGCACGACGCGAAAAACGGGGTGAACACGACAGGGGGCGCCGTCTCGTAGCCGAACCCAGGGTTGACGAGCGTCAGCGCGGTGACCTTGAGAGAAGGGCTGATCAACCCGCTCGTCCCCGACGTATCGGTGACGACGGCAACGGGCGGGACCTCGTAGGGTCCCCCCGGAGTCAGTATGGTAGGCGCTTGGAGCGCGCCACCGATCTGCGCGATGGTCCCCGTCGCCTGCGTTCCGCCCGGGGCCAGTTGGCCGCCAACGAACGCGATGGTCGGCGCGACATAACCAACCCCAGGGTTGATAACGAGACCGCGGCCAACCCCCATCGACGCGGTTGCCTTCCCGGCGTTGTTGGGCGTGCCGCCAAATAGGCCGACGATGGGTGGCGCTGCGTAGTCCGCTCCGTCGCCGGTCAAGGTGAGGAGCTGAATGGGCGAGCCGCTCACATCGCCAACGAACCGAGAGGCCGTTGCCGTCGCGGCAGTTGTTGGGGTAGCCCTCAGGACGATCGTGCGTGTGACGACCTGACCGACCGTGGCGGTCGCGTCGCTGAAGTAGAGCAGGCCGCACTTGCGCGGCACCGACAGGTCGATCAGTACGGCAGCAAAACGGGCGGCCAGTGTGGCGACCGGAACGGCACCCACGGCGGTGAGCTTGTAGACGCAGGTGAGGGTGTTGGTCGTCATGAGGAGGAAGCCTACTCGGCTGCGCTCGGCTTGTCTTGAGCTTCGGTCTCCGACAGCGGCGTCTGGCGAAAGCGCTCGGCGACGCGCTGAGCCTCGGCGACTCGCTCGGCCTCGCGGATGGCCTCCCTCTTGGCGCGATGCACCGCACCTCCTTTGCGCCCAGCCTCACGCGCCAGCTCGCTCCCCGCCTTGAACTTGTGCGCGACCCCCAGCTCATGCGCTCGCTTGCCGCCCTTGGATGCCGCTGCGCGCTGCGCCTCAGAATTTCTTTCAAAACTCTTGGCGTTCACGGTGTCGCCTCCTCTTCGTCTTCTTCCTCTTCGTCTTCTTCCTCTTCGTCAGGCGTGATGATGCCGTTCTCCTCGGCGACTGTCAGCTCTTCGTAGGCCACTGCTTCGACAAACGCCTCCAACGTCATGCGATGGGTCGACGTCTTGTTGAGCAGCGCGTTGAAGGTGTAGCGCCTGTACTCCCGCGCGCCGGGCGCCACGACTGTCCGAGGGAGCAAGTAGGCCCTCACGTCGCCCTGTGTGTAGCCGGCGATCCGTTCGTTCCCATCCCCCTGGTACATCACCAGGACGTGGAAGGTGTCGTTACCAGGCGCCGTCTTGCCGGTCACCCAGGTGACATCGCCGACTTGGATCTGCCCGAGCTGTTCGATGCGGTTGATCTCCTCACCGGCCATCTCGTAGTCCTCCATGAGGACTTTATGGATGCGAGCTACGACATCCGCGACGGTGAGCTGCTGAACGGGTGGGGGAGCGGATTTGACGACAGGCGGAACCGGCGGCGCGACGGGCGTTTCGGGAAGCGGCGCGATGGTGTCGCTCGTCGGCGTCCCTACCGTGTCGATGACGGGGGCGTTGGACATGCTGCGGGGGTCTCCTTTTGAAGTTGAAGCTGTAACCCTGGCTGGACGGAGACGCAAGTGGCTCAAGGACAACTACAAGGACACCCAGCGTCTTTTTTCGATCCGGCGTCTGGGCAGTCCAAAAAGTATCGACAGAAGTAAGGTTCCGGATGTCCATGCCAGAAGGCGTTGGACGCAGAATCGAAATAGTTGAGCGCTACCAGGCCTGCGAAGCCAAGACCCAAGATGATCCACTCGCCGATGCGCATCAGACCTTCGTCTTGCGACCCTCGGCGAAAGAATAGAACTCCCGCTCGCAAACGACGAGATGATCGGCGTAGATGATGCGAGGGCAGGCCTTCGCGAGGCCCTCTCGGATGTTCTTCGTCAGCGTTTTGTCCGCATCGGAGGGCGCCGCATCGCCGCTCGGATGCCCATGAATGAGAATGTAGACGTCCGGGTATCGTCCGTCAGCCCTTCCCAGCAGCACCTGTGCGATCCGTTCGATTTCAACTTCGACTTTGTGTTGTCCACCGGAGCCGACCATGGCGTAGACCATCGGGCGCCCTTCATACTGACCGTGCGCGCCGATGCCGAGCACGTAGAACTCTTCGAACGGCTTGCCGGCGATGTCTGGGCGAATGAGGGAATAGACCTCGCGCGGCGTTTTGAACTTCTTGTTGCCTGCGCGAACGATCAAGGAGTCGAAGAGCGGATCTGCCTTCTCGCAAGGTTTGCAGGCCGAAACGTTGCTCGGGGCTTCGGCAGCCCTCACACTAAAGGGCGCTGTTCAGCCGCTTCGTACAGCGCGTTGCGAGGCCCGAACGTGACGGGAACCCTATAGGTTCGCGCGATGCTGCTCGCGGTGCGGGCGGCCTGCTCGTCATCGTGGAAACCGCGTAGGATGATCTTGTTGCCGTTCTCGTAGGTCTGGCCCATCCCCTGCGCGAGGATGGCGCCGCGATGGGCGGCGGGGGGGTTGGTGACGATGACCTCCCACTCTTCGTGGGTCGGTGCTTCACCGGCGCGGTGCCCGCAGGTTGCGCAGGCAGGCGCCTCTCGAGCGGCGCCAGGGGCTTCGTTGACCGCGATGACGGTGCCGGAGGGGATGGCGTCGTAGCCAGAGGCGAAGGCTTTGAGCTCAGAGCGTTCGTCGAGCGACATCGGTTGCCCGTTGAGCATCACCGGCTTCCACTCACGATAGGGAGGCTCGTGGCTAACCGTCAGAGCCCATTTGAAAACGCCGAGGCGTCGATTGGGCTTCTGTGCGGTGATGCGATACTCTCCCTTGAGGCCCTTCGCAAAGAGAAACCCTCTGCCGAGGTGCCACTTGAGCTGCCTCACGTGCGGCTTCTGTCGACGCGCTGCCTCGTAGGCTACTGTTGCTCTCATGGTTCGAACCCTCTAGAGGAGGAGCCCAGCTTACCCCAGCCGAGCTCCCGATCGCTACCGAACGGAGTGGAAGGCCTGCTTGGTGTGGTCGTACACGGCAGCCTGGACGCCTCGGAGGTCGTCGCGGGCGAGCTCCAGCTCGAGACGGACGGCGCGGGCTCCTGCAGCAATCTCCTTTGAGGATGCAGCAAGAGACTGTAGCGCCTTGGCGGCGGCGATTGCCGTCACCATGAAGATCCCGCACAGTGCTGCGACGATGTAGTCCTGCCAAATCATTTCGTCTCCATCAGCCGTGCGACCACGGCGTCCAAGTTTTTCACATCGTCTTGCCACGGAATCTCCGCGTCGAACTTCAAGTTGCCGAAGCCGGCCTCACTCGCATGGGCTCCTGCAGAACCAGTGAGACCCCCACCAGGGCGATGCCAGATGCGACCTCCGACGTTGCGGATGGCCTGCAGCTCATTGGGGAAGCGGATGTCAGAAACGGCAACTCCAGTCCCTTCCGTCACGATGTACGGCGCCTTGCGGATCAAATAGTTGATCCAAGTGGCGGAGTGCATCGAACGGCCCCATTCCGTTCCAAGTCGCTGGAGGGCGAAGCGCGGCGTCAGGTAGCACTGCTTGATCCCCTGTTCCCACAGGTTTGCCCCGCAACACTCGCATCGTTCGCCATGATAGACCGATGTGGAGTGGTCGCGCGGGTAGCGATGATCGGGGGCGTTGCGACTCGCTGAGGGGCCCCAGAGCTGGTCTGTCGTGAAGTCGTACAGTTCATAGAGGAACTTTTTTATCGGATCTGCGAGACCGAGTTTCGCAAATCCGTACCGAGCGGCGAGGATGTCGGCGACGGTGTCCTTGCCGCTTCCTGCGGCGCCGCAGATGCCGATGATGTTCATGCCTTAGTCCTTCCAGCGCCAGCACTCATACAACCCCCTGGCGCCTCGGTGGTAGCGGCACAGCGCCAAGTCCTTCGGGTAGCTCGCCGTGTGGCCCACGAAGGTCACCCGCGGCGAGAGGAAGTGGACGTCCGCCTTCTTGTCGACGTGCTCCGCCCACCAGTTGGAACCGACGCTGGCCGGGATCAAAAAGAGAACGTGAGTTCCACTCGACTTGCCGGCTTCAGCACACTCGGCAGCCCAGGGGTGGATGTCGCCGAAGGGCGGGTTGAGCCAGAGGTTACCCTTGAGCTTTCGCCAGTCTTGTTTGAACGCGTCATCTCTCTCGCTGAAGAACTTCTTGGTCGATCGTGCCTTGCAGTTTGCTCGACTGGCCGCCAAGTCGAACTTGATCTTGCCGAAACGCTTCTCGACCGCATCGATGAGTTCCCACGGCGTTTCCACCGAAGATTCGGATCGATATCGGTTCATAGCAGCGCCTGCGCCCATTTTATACGTGCACCCAGATCTTTCGGCTGCGTACCTGAACGATCAGCGATCGACTTACGCCAAACTTGGCGGCTAGAACAACTGTAGTAGCTGACGATACTCGAATGGCACGCACCACAGCGGCGGTGAGTTTTGCGTTTCCGTGTCGTTCACCACGAAGCACGTCGTCAGGTCGTCTGTTGGTCCAGTGGCCGCTCCCACGTTGGAGTATTTCCGGATGCAACCGCGCTCCTTGGCGATCTCCACGCGCTGTACGTCCATCACGTTCTCGATCGTCAGCATTCTCTTTTTGTAGGCCCCATTTCAAGTTGCTAGGAATGTTGTTTGTTCGCGTCCCGTCTTTGTGCTGAGCCTCGTGTCTTGCTGTAGGTGGTAGACCCAAAAACGCTTTGGCGATCAAGCGGTGAACTGCAATATTTTTACGGCGACCGTCAACAATGACGGTTACACGTCGGTAGCCGTCACGATCGGGCCAAGAACGAACCAGACATGGATTAGGCCGTTGGCCCCACCTATTTTTAGTGGAGTAGATCTGCCCGTCACTGCCAGCCATATAGTTAGCGACGTCTGGAATGATCGTCAACTTCACGGCAGTCGCTCCGTCTTCACCGTCGTCCCATGCCCCGCCGCCACCTGTTCGAAGTGCAACTTGCACCCCTCGCAGACGCGGACCTTATCGCCGTCGCGGAAGGTGACGACCCAACCGATGGGGCGACCGCAGGCCTCGGAGGAGGGCGGGATGATGGCGCGACACTTGGCAGGGTCGGCAGGCATCACTCGTCCTGATCGCTGCGGGTGAAGGTGGAAGGCGTATCGTCGGCGAACACGATCATCACCGGGCCATGCTCGACATGCGTGAAGATCCACGACGCTACGACCATCACTTCGTAGGCGGGTGATCTGGTGCCGTACGCGAACGACGGCTTGCCGCCCATGAACTGCCCGACGTGCACTGCCTTCTTGCACGTGAAGCAGAGCGCGTTGTAGTCGGTGCTCATTTCTGCGTCTCCCTGCTCGGTGCCCTATCGATGATCGGTACCTTCGGCTCCAAGTCGTGCGGGAATTCCCGGCAGGCAATGACCTCCCGGTTGATTGTTCCGCCATCAAGCTGCAGCGCCCGAGCGCGAGCAGTCGCCTCATCGGAGGCGTAGACGATGACAACTCGATTCAGCGTCACCTCGTAGCGGAGGATCTTGTCAGTGGCTGGCGGCTGCGCAGGGCCCAACGGAAGCGGAGCCACCGTAAATTTTAGGCACCTGCATCCATTTCCTCCGCAGATACTGCCTTGATATGGCGTTGCGGCGTGGTTGATCTGCGTATGGCCGCACACACAAACGTCGTAGCCGCTTGGTCCCAAGCCTTCCATGACAGCTACCCTATCACACGCGTCTTGAACTTCAACTTGGAAAGTTCATCGGCGGTGCATTCGCGCGTCCAGCGCTTCTCGGCGGCTTCCCAGGTGAAACCCGCATCCTTGGCGAGAGCCCGCTGATCGTAGGAGACCAGTGCGGCAACGAGCTTGCGGGGTTGGCTCATCGCAGAGCCGATGAGCTGCTGGAGGTCCACGCCTCGCTCATGCACCCGGGAGAGGATGCGCGCCAGGATGTCGACGTCGGTCATCGCGCGATGCGCGGCGTGGACGGTAACGCCGTACGAGAGGGCCAATGCGGTAAGAGATTTTGAAGATGCGGGTGCGGCGCCTGGCCAGACGATGTGGTTCATCGTGCAGACCCACGGCACCTGGAAGTGGTTGGGGTCTTTACCGGAAGTATCCCACGTCATGCGAAAGCCCTCGGCGGCTTCGACGAACGCTTTGTCGAACGAACTGTTGTGCGCCAGGATGACGTCCGCGTGCGCCATCAGATCACACACCGCCACCCAGAGGCGCTCCTGTTCGAAAGCCTCACTCAGCAAGGCAACAGGGATGCCGTTGATGTGCTCCGCCGCGTTGGAGTCTCCCCTCGCCAGCGCCGCGAAGGAGGCGATGGGCGAAGCCAACTTCAAGTCGTAGAGGATGACGGCAACTTCAACGATGCGGTCGCGTTTGGCGTCCAGGCCAGTCGTCTCGGTATCGAGTAGCAGAGCGCGACGCGGCAACACATGTGCAGCGATGCGCTCCTGACCGCTGACTAGCTTGCCGTCTCCATCAACTTCAAGTTTCATCAGAGCCTCCCAGGTGGTTTCTTCGGCAGCGGTCCCTTCAGCACGTCCGGAATTGGTGTACGAAGCGCCTCGCCGAGCGCCACCTTCCCCGCGCTGAAGTCATTCGAGTACGTCGGCTCGTCGAAGACTTTCTCGTGTGTCTCGCGGATGTACGCTGCCTGCTTGCCGCTGAACGTCGACAGGCGGCCGTTGGTGTAGCGGGACCACATGTCGGCCATCGAGGAGGCCCAGCGAGGCTCGTCTTCCTCTTCGCTCGTGCGGCCGGTCTCTTCGACTAGCTCGCGAAGCATCTCGGCGGTCGTCTTCATGTTGAACTTCGCCTTCTTCGCGTCGCTATTCGCCGATTCTCTGCGAGCGTCAGCACCAACATGGGAAGGCCCATGAACGGCCACAGCACGAGGCACGTGAAGAGAATAAAAACGTCGATCCACTCTTCCGTGGGCCCATGCGAGAGCGCGTACGATGCCGTCATCGCCGCTCCTGCCAAGTACAACCCAATCGCCAGGAAAATCATGCGAGCTCCGAGAGGCGCATCGCCCTCTTCAGATCAATAGGCAGCATGAAGGTAGCGCCAGCCTCACAGATGATGCTCTTGGGGATGACACTGGGGCGGGCCCAGACGCGCTTGATGAGCGCCTCCATCTCGTCAGCCACACCAACCGGTGTTTCGAACGCTGCCGCGTCGTGGAACTGCCCTACCAACCTGACGCCCTTGGGGAGCTGCGGCATCATCTCGAGCATTCGAAGGTTCATCTCGTCGGCCACGCCGCTTTGGCATGGGAAGTTGTAAATCTCTTCCGCCTTGGGGTGTCGACCAAAGTACCGACGTCGACCCAGGTAGGGCGTTGGGAGGTAGCCTTCTTTTTGACAAAACGCGACGTTCCGCTCGATGTACCGAAAATAGACTCTGTAGGTGCGACGAAGTTGCTCGAGAAGGACGGTCACTTCGCGCAGGGTGTGTTTGTGGCCCTTGCTGAGAAGCATCTTCTGGATCGTATCGGCGCCCGAGCCGTAGACGATGCCAAACATGAAGTTCTTCGCTGCGTCCCGAAACGGCTTGCCCCGCCCCTTCGGGTCCGCTCGAATGAGCGCCGCGTGCTGCGGCCAGATTGCACACGCGTTGCCGAGGTGGACGTCCCCTTTGCAGGTTTCCAAAAACGCTGGGTCTCCCGAGATGTTGGCCCCGATTCGCGCCTCCGCTTGCGAAATGTCGAAGTACACAAACACGCACTTCGGTCGCGGAACGTAAATCTCGCGAACGCGTGACTCGATCAGGAGTTTGCCGTCGAGGGTGAGTTCCGGCCGCGGGATCGACTGTAACCGACTGCTCCACCGCCCAGTCGGCGTCCCGTAGACCTTCCATGCTGTACGCACACGAGGCCCGAGGCGGGTTGCCTCTGGCAGTAATGGCATTGCGTCGATGTACGTCGTACGGCTCTTGCGGACGGCACGCCAGGTGAGCACCAGCTCGGCGAGACGCCCAGCTTTGGTACCGTTGCCCTTGAAGACCTCCAAGGTTGCTGAGGCAGTAGATGGCAAGCCACTTTTCGGCGTCATGTTGAAGACCGGCTGGTGGAACCGCTTGTAAATCGCCTGGCGGATCTGATTGTCGGTAACTTGAAAATTCGGGTTTTTCACCAGCACCCGCATGAGCCCTTTGAGGGCATCCTGTCGCTTTTTCATCTGCTTGCGCAGCAGGTCGCGGTGTACCAGATCGACGCCGATGCCATCTTGGATCATCTGCGTCGCGATGTGTGCAAGCGCCATGTCGTGCTCGTAGATGGCCCAGTATTTCGCGAGGTCATCTTGGAGAGCAACCCACAGGTCGATTGTCAGGACAGCGTCTTTGGAGTTGTAAAGGTGGCGCTCGGCAGGACTCAGATTGACCGGCAGGAGCCCTTTCTCTTCTTGGCCCTGCCGGCCATACTTGACCTTCCACGGGGTTGCGTCGAGGTAGGTGGCAACGCAGTGGTCGAGCCGCTGAGGGAAGCATGATCCGATGACGTGGTGTGCGATGAGCGTGTCGTGCAACGTCTCGTTCTTCAAGATGACGCCATCTTTGCGAAGGCAAGGCGTATCGAAGCAGACACCGTTGTGAAAAATATTCCGGCGATCGGCTGCCGCTTCGGTCACCAACGAGGCGTGAACTTTTTTATCCCACGGCCCAATGACGATCGTGCGGCGTCCATCGGAAACACCAACGCAGAGGATGCCTGCCGTCATGGGGTTGATGCCGTCGGTCTCGATATCCCACGCCACGGCCCAGCCTAACTTGGCGAGCGCCCTTCGGATGTTCTCTGGCGTCGCATAGACTTTGTAAGGCCTCGTGTTGTCGGCCAGCTTGGCTTCGGTGAGCTCCCCGCGGACGATTCGACCGAAACGCTTGATATCGGCCGCAATGATGGGCTTCCACGTTTCGGCGCGCAGCACGAACGCGGGATGGAGAGTAGGCAACACGATGCGACCGACGATGGCAGCACGCCCCGCAAGGGTCAGCGCACGGCGCTCGAGATCCGGGTGAGTGTTTTTTTCGAACTTTCGTTGCGCAGTGCGAACGGTCGCGTCATCGATGACGGGGCTGCGCCAGAAGAATCCCCGAGCAGAGCCGCGCTGTGTGAAGAGCTTGCCGGTGCCGAGGACGGTCTTCAAAGCGAACTTGCCGAGCGTCAGGATGGGGATGTCAGCGGGAAGCGCCGCTAGCTCACGGAGCAGCCGTGGTGAGCAACACTCGGCAGCTCG